TTATGCCACGTCGATCCATTCGGCGCCCCGACTGTCCCGGTAGAGATCCGTCATCTTCGCGGAGCGGTGGCCGAGCAGCCGTTGCGCATCGCGCCCTTCTTCTTCATGAAGCCTGGCAGCCAGGGAGCGCATCTCATGGAAGCTTGGCGGGCTGGCGCCGAAATCGAGCCCTTGCTTCTTCGCCGCCCTGTCCCTCGCATCAGCGAACGCGGCGCTTATGGTATCCAGCATAATCGGCTGCCCAGCCTTGGCGCGACTGATCGTGCGGTGATGGTGGATCAGGTAGCGGGAAAGAACCCTCCCTCGGCATGATCTGATCACTGAGGCCAGATCGAGACCAAGGACAGCCAGCCCAATCGACGTGCTTATACGAAGGCGCATGCCCGTCTTCGACTGAACAACCTGCAGGTATCCGTCCTGCTCGTCCTTGAACTGCATTGCTGCAAGATCCTCCCGCCTCTGGCCGGTAATAACCGCCAGCTCCATGGCTCGTTTCAACCAGGGCTGTTTCGCCTCGGCATAGATCAGACGCCATGTCTCCAGAGTCAGGCGCTCGCGCTTGATTTTCACCCGCGCCGCCTTCGTCACCTCCACCGGGTTTTTGTCAGTCCAGCCGGCCGCCATCGACTCCATGAAAACATCCCGCAGAAGGGATCGCATGGCTCGGGCCATTTGTGCTTTCCCTTCCTTCGCCATCTCCGAGAAGTAACCGGCCACATCAATGGTCCCGATATCCCGGATGTCCATCGTTCCGAACCTGGCGCGCAGACGTTTCAGGCGCATCCGAGTATTACGGACACTGGCCGCCGCCAGGCCGCGCTCGGCGTAGATCTTTTCGTACTCGATGAGCCAGTCGTCAAATAGCCGCGGCGGACGTGATGGCTCAGAATTGAGCCTGTCGGCGATAGTCGGCTGAAGCGCTTCTGTGTGGTTTGCTTCGATCGCTTCCCGAATCGCGCGAGCCTTGTCCTTGCCCAGGCCGAACATCCGGCCGCTTACTGGATCTCGATAGGCGTAATAGGTTACGCCTGACCGAGAATCCGTCTTCTTGTACAGGTTTGGGGGGAGGTCTTTTGACCCCTCTTTACGCGGCCTTGGTGCCATGGCGTGCGCTCTTAATGCGGGATATCAGACTGTCGCCAGGTGCGGAGCGTTTGGCGGGCTCTTGACTGCTGTACTCCGCATCCGGGCTCACGTAGTAGCTTCGACCATGCTTTACGGGTGCAGGGATAATACAGCCATCCCTTGCCCACCTGCGGAGGGTGTTGATACTCGGCGGCGTCCTGAAGTGCTCAGCCGCCCATTCTTCTAGGGTTACGAGTTTCATTGGACAATACCTCCCCGCCCTGCTGGCGCTGGTCGGGAAAATGGTTTTCGGGGACTGGCAGCCTATTCGGCTACCGGCGAACTAGAACGAGCAGCCCCATTGCAGGGCTGCGAATGCTGGCGCGAGTTCGATCACTGCGTGTAGCGCGACCAGGCTGGCGCCGATGACGGCTACTGCCGCCACTCGGGAAAGGGCTTTCTTCATTGGGGCTCCAGATCAGTCGCCCGCGGCCTTCGAGACCAGGTGCATGAGCATTTCGCGCAGTTGCTCGCGCTCTAGCACTTGGCCGGTTTTCGCGTACTCGTCGGCCTGGCGCAGGATCGCGTCGATTTCGATGTTGAACATCGGCGAGAGCACGTCTGGCTCGCACTGCTCGAGCAGCAACTGGATTGCGCGGGTCGGGTGCGCCATGGTGATGCCGAGCCAGTTGTAGGCCGAGGCAGTGCGGTAGTAGCGAAGGCCAGCCAGTTCATGCCGGCGCGGCGGGCGGAAGGGTTTCGTGCGCATATGCAATCCGGGTAGTGGGTAGCCCATTATCCGAATTGCTGTATATGCGTACAGCAGTTGGCGATGGGTGGCTATGACGGCCACGCGGTCAGGGGTGTGTCGTATCCAAGCATGAGGGGGTGCTTGGGTTGTCCACAGCTTGTTACTCCGAAGCACATGACTGGCTTTCCAGATCGGATCAGCCAATGAAGGAGCTGGGGAGGTGCGCCCCGCAGATCACGCGGCATTTTTGAGAGGCTCCCCCAGCATGGAACCAGAATGTCGGCGTCTGCGACGATGGCGCGGAAGTGTTCCGTGCTCAGCGGGCCAAACGGATCATCCTGCCTGCGGAGCTCTTTCACGTCAGTGGCGCGGTAGCAGAACACATTGCCGACGATGAACCGGTGACCTCCGTTGCGCAGAGTGAAGCCGCGCCACTTGCGTACCGTTGCATCGTCGATGCTGGCGTCCGCGGTGCTGGGGTTGACCCCAAAATATGCGTACACCTTGCTCCCCTCAAAAGGAGGGCAGCAATCTCGCTCCAGCCGGTACCGATACCGGCCGCATTCACTGATGATTGCTGACATCGTTACCTCCCTCCTGCTCGCTCAGCAGGGCGCGCAGTTCTTCGGCGGCCTCATGTCGATCCAAAGTGAAAACCTCATCGTAACGGTCTGCCGGCCTGGCAAGGCGCCGCAACAGTGCCTCGCTGACCACCACATGGTCTGCGGGGATAACTGCTAACTCCCGCACTTCATAGCCTGGCCAGTCCTGAGGGTTTGCTCTGACCATGTCGTGGTGCTCCTTGGAGCAGGGGCGCCAATCTCCCGGATGGCTTGTGAAGAACGAGTAGTACCGCTTCATCTCACCCATTGCCGTTCTCCCTGTCCTGGTTGAGCAGGGCGCGAAGCTCTTCAATCAGTCCAAGCGGGATAGAGCCCTTGTAGTTAGTTGCCATAATGAACTCCAAGGTCAGCCGCAACAGCCCCTCGCTGACCGTCATGCCGTTGAGGCGCGATTGAGCTTCCAGCGCTACCTGAATGTTCTCGGGACTTGTGAATAACCGCTCACGAGCATCGAGCGCCGCATACACCGTGCTCGCATCCGGCACAACAGCCACCCTTGCGCGCAGTTCCGCTAGTTCAGCGCGAAGTTCCTCGATCTCCATCTCCATTCCGCCGCATTGCTGGCGAGCAGCATCTCCCTTTGCTGCTGCGTCCTCAGCCATGGTTAGCTTGGCAGCTAGGGCGTCGTAGTCGGAGGCCTTCACCCACGCTCCTCCGGGGTTCTCAATGTGCGCACAGTCATCAACGTGAGCATGGTTCACGTGGTCGAACCGCTTCACCTCACTCATGACCTACCTCCTTTCGTGGTGGCAGCGACTCATGACGATGCTTGCGGAGTCGTCCAGTCGGGCTGTTGAGTTTTTCCGCTAACGCATGAGCTTGCGCCTGGCGCTCAGGTCGAGCACCGAGCGGGCACCGTACACGCCACTCCCATTTTCCAAATTCGTCTTGTTCAAGCGTCAGCTTCGGTTCGCCGCGCGGATCGCCAGATGCGAAGAGAAAAGCCATCACAACCCCTCCTTGCCGGGCGCGGCGGCGCACAGAGCGCGCAGTTCTCGGAGCAGAGCTTTCCCAGTAGCGCCGCGCTGTGCGAGGAATTCAGACAGGCGCCCGATGAACTCTTTCGGCACGCTGTGCTGAGCCTGGACTACAGGGGCGGCGTAGAGCTTGATGCCTGGGCCGTAGAGCCCGGCGGCGGCCTCCGTCCACTTCACCCAGAAGGCATGAAGGCCCCGATTGGCGAGAGCTACCGGCTCCTGCCTCTCCAACTCCGCGACCCTTGCCAGGGCGGCGTCGCGCTCTGCCGTGCGGCCCGAAACCAGACCATCAAGACGAGCAATTTCCGCTTCCCGCTCCCGGATTTCGTTCTGCAAGGCTCGGTAGGTTTCCTGGCCGGAATCCATGTAATCGTTCTTGTGCTGGCGGAGTTGGGCGATCACCGCCCGCAGCTCCCCGACGATGCGCTCATGCTGGGCGACGGTCATCAGCGATTCGACGGTCAGCGTTCCGTCACTGCGAGGCATCGGAAGCGGTTTCTGCACCTCGGCAAATGGCGTCATGGTCAAGTCGTTCGAGCGGTAAAGCCGCGCAATCACGACCGGCCGCTCCGCCTCTGCCTGCGCCGGGTAAGCACACCGGGGGCACGGCCCATTCACCCAGTCGTCGTCACCCTCGACGCCGGAAATTTCCCCGGTACCGCCGCAGAACTCGCACTTCGGGGAGGGTTGCGCCAGGGCGGCGCGGTCGTCCCAGCCGAGCAGGTAGTAGCGCCGCAGTTCAATCCGCTCATCCCCGCCTGCCTGCCCTACCGATTCCTGTTCGGGGTCGATGCGCTCTGCCGACATGAGGGCAAGGACCGCCTCGGCCGGAGTCGCGCCCTCGGCCATCGCAAGAGGAATCTCCAGATCTAGGTAGAGGTCCGCGTGCCACTGGCCTTCGTACTCCGGCGTCAGAGCGATTCGGTTGGTCGCCACCAGGTCCAGAATCGCGCTGCCAGAGTGCTTGGCACACAGCGTCACGTAGATCACGTCGGAGTACTCGCCTCCACCGCTGCTGTATTCCACTTGGCACCCGCACATGGCGGGCCTTCCGTTGATGAAGGTCAGCTTGGCAGCTACGCCCGCCAGCTCTACCGACGCCGGATGTGCCGGACAGGGATGGCGGAGGGAGCCATCGCCGGAAGGGCAGGTGCATTCATTTGCTTTGGTCATGGGAGCTTTCTCCAGGCCTCGGTTTCGAGGTCAGAAACGGTTATCAGTCGGCGCCGTCGCTCGATGTTTTCGAGTTGAATGACCTCACCCAGGCTGTCGATGACGACCCAGTGAATGCCGGTGGGAATGTGCAGGTAGCGGGCTGGCGCGTTAGAGGGGTAGAGGGCGTTTATGCGGCGGACTGCGGGGCTTTCGTCGAATGACATGGCTGGCAGGCTCCATACGGTGGCGCTGCGTAGGTGTGCAAACCAGTTGCGTCCTGGTCTGCGTCGTTTGCGATCTCGTTGAGCTGGCGCGCAAGTTGGCGCAGTTGAGAGGAGGAGAGCAGGGCGCCGAGGCGTGGGAGGCCGTTGACCTCGGCCAGGCGCTGGTCATCCTCGCCGTCCAGGAACAGCGCGGTCAGGTTGAGGGTGTGCATGGCGTTTCCTCAGGAGGCCGGCATCGGATGCAGTTGCATTGCCCGATGCGCTGGCCTGTAGTGCGGCAGTAGATGGGGCGGTTCACGGCGTCACTCGCTTGAACTCGATGACCCAGACCCATGGGTTGGCGTCCCAGTCGCCGCCCGTCGAGCGCCAAAGATCGGCGAATGCGGCTATAGCTTCCTGGCCACGGCCTAGCTCCTTATCCTTCTCTCGCCATGCGCCCTCAGCTATGCACTGGTTTGGAGTGATGTCATGCAGGCGCTCGACGCGCACGGCGGTGATCTCCAGCAGGATGCGGGAGGCCCAGCGGGGCATGTGGATGCTTGGCTTCCATTTGCAGTGGAAGTAACCGTCGGGATCGACGTATTCGTTGTTGTCACCGCTGGCGCGATAGGCGCAGTGCGCTTGGTCCTGGAACTTCGTCATGTCCTTCCACCATGACTGGTTGGCGGCCTGTTCCTCATCGGAAATCAGCGGTCCTTGCCATGCTTCTCGCACCCACAGCCGGTCGCCGGGCTGGCCGAAGGGGCAGCGCGTCGACAGGGCCTCTCGTTCTCGTAGCGCGACATCGTTGCCATGAATTGCCGCGTCGATGGCGTAGAACCCGGTGTCTTTTACGACGCGCCGCGTCACCGTCTTCCGGCCTTCCAGGATGGCTCGGACCATCTGGTCGTTGAACAGGATTGGCCGCTCCCGCGGCTTTTCTGCGGACATAGGGAATACCTCTCGCCTGCTGGCGCTGATCAGTTGGAAAGGGCTTGCTTGGCGATCTTGAGCACGTCCATACCGATACCGCCGGTAGAGACGTCGGTGAGTGCGGCGATCTGTTCGAGGGCTTGCCGTGCGGTTGCCAGTTGATCCTCCGGGGACTTGTAGGCGGGCATGCCTGCCAGGCGCCGGCACACGAACGGATCGTTGTCACTCGGTACGGAGCAGCAGGTGAATTGGATTGCGCGGCACTTGCAGACGAAGTCGGGCGCAGGGAGTGCCTCGGCGTCGACGACGTGCATGCCAAGGGTGATAGCGAGATTGCGCTCGATGTTCGCCCCGCGAGACCGCTCCCACCCGGGGAGCAACGCGAGAATGTCGCAGTCCATGAGCCTCTTGATCCCGTCGCGCATGAACGTCTCCCACGGCGATCCGCGGTAGACCATGTTGACCGCCGGATTCTCGACGAAGTAACCGAGGGCGCGAATGCGCTTCTCCTCTGCGTTGAACGCCGGGTAGTTGAAATCGGGCAGGCCTGTCATCGGACCCGCAAGATAGACGCGATGCATCATGAGAGTTTCTCCAGATGAGCTTTAAGGCGGCGTCCGATCCAGCGCACGACGGGGACCGCCTTGCTGTTGCCGATGGCCTTGTAGCGCGGGCCGTCAGGGCAGTCCTCTGCGGGCTTCCCACGCCAGGGGATCAGCGTGTAGTCGTCGGGGAATCCCTGCAGGCGCTCGCATTCGCGTGGGGTTAGGCGACGGACGCCAGTTGCGTTCTGTACCGCAACCTGGCCGCCGGCATTGGCGTGGCTCTCACCGTGGCCCATGGCGCGTAGAGTCGGCGAAACGTCGCCGGCATCGGCACCGTAGTCTTTGCAACTGAAGGCGATGGGCGGCTGACTCGATGCCGGCAGGGTGTGGCACAGACCTGGAGTGGGTTGGCTACGGTTTGTCGCGCTGGTGATCTGGTTCGGGTCGAATACGGCATTTTCCTGGCCGTGGTTCCTGCCCAGCGTGTGAGCGCAATCTTGAACGACGTCAGGATCTTGCGTGCCGTGTACGACCAGCAGGCCGGACTCGGCGTCCTGTTGTGTTGCGCTGCCGGCTGCCTTTCCGTTGGCCTGGAGCGTGCCTGCGATCAGGTTCACTGGCACGCAGTCATTACCTGCAGGGATACCCCCGCTCTTTCCGTACTGCGCGGTGAGCGTAGCGGCTACGGTCGGGATATCAGCAACTACGAAGGTTTCGGCGTCGAGGTCATAGCGCCCACCAGGGTGCGCAGTGATTGCAGTACTTACGTCGGTGGGGTTGCAGTTTTTCCCTCCGCCGAATGCCTTGGCGGTGGCCCACCAGTCTTCCGCCCATCCGGAGTTCGGGCCGAAGTTTCCAGGGCGGCCAGCAGTGCTGCAGGTAGCTTCTTCCCCCTGGCCTTGGCTCGGCGGAGAATCCCGGCGCATGCTGTCTGACTCAAAAAGTACCGCTGCGGGATCGAAGTCTGCTCGAGCACTTGCGATAACGAACACACGGCGGCGTCGTTGGGCCAGGCCGAAATATTGGGCATCCAGAATCCGCCATGCGGCTGCTCGGCGGGGTCCATACACACAACCAGCGTTCGTCCATCGGGGCCCTGACGGCTCCAGCGCTTCGGATTCGCCCACCAGGGCTGCGAGGAAGCACCCGAAGGCGTTGTCCTTGCTGGATAGGACTCCTGGGACGTTTTCCCAGACGACAATGGTCTCGTCATCGCCTCGGGCATTTCGAACATGGTCAACTGCATTTGCCAGCTCCACATATTTGATTGTGAGCGCCCCGCGCGGGTCGGACATTCCTTCACGCATGCCGGCCACGCTGAAGGCTTGACATGGCGTGCCTCCGACCAGAATGTCGGGCGCGTCGATCATGCCGGCTAGAACCTTGCTAGAGAGCCTGGTCATGTCGCCCAGGTTTTGCACTTCCGGCCAGCGATGAGCCAAGACGGCGGATGGGAAGGGCTCGATCTCGGCGAACCAACTAGCTCGGAAGCCCAGCCCATGCCAGGCCACGCTCGCAGCCTCGATTCCACTGCATACCGATCCATAGCTGATCATGCGGCGGCCTTCCCCGGCTGATTGCCATATGGCTGCCATTCGATCTTGTGCTTCCGTTTCTTCGTAAGAACCGGAGTTCCATCTTCATGCCATAGCTGGACCTTGGCGCGAATCTGCATGTCGCGGCATTCCAGGGTCTTCCGTGCGAGGTCGATGAACTGCTGACAGAAGTCCGGCGTATCCAAGAGCTGGCTCAACTGGACGACCTTGGTTCCGGTCATGATGTTGTCGGCCTTCCGCTCGACTGCTGCGAGCCATTCACTCATCGGAACATGCTCATCCCCTAGCGGGGTCTTGCGTACCGACTTCACTTCTTTCTTGGCCATGGCGAGCGCTACGTCTCGCGTCATGCCGAACACGGCAAAAGTGCTCATGTGGTAATCCTCAGGACGAGTAGAGCCGCGCCGGCCTGCGGCTAGCGTCGGTGGTCTGGTGGTGGGTTACTGTTCGTCGTCGGCTACGGAGAGTCCGGCGGCGAGTAGTTGTCGCGACACGTTTTCGCTGGGCGTGTATTCGTGTCGCGACACGACGAGGAGGGGCAGGAGATCGGCATCGGGTAGGCCGGCGGCGTTGAGTAGCAGCGTCGAGAACGCTTCTCTCCAGTCCTCGAAATCGCCGATCGCCTGCAGGCGCTCAAACGCTGCGTCGATTGCGGGCGGTGAGGGTAGCTTGCGCTCGGGGATGCCTGCCTCTCGCTGTCGCTGGCGTTTCTCCCGCTGGCGCTGGGCGTTGGTCTTGGCCATCAGGCCACCTTCTTCGCCTTGAGACCCAGGAAGTCCGGCAGGCCGTCGTATCGTTCTTCGTGATCGGCGCGGCGTGGCATCACCCCGGCGAAGAAGTTCTTCAGGTGCTCATGGTCAGGGAACGTGCAGCGGATCAGAGAGTTCGGATCAGCCTGTCGCAGTACCAGGTTCGGTGCACTGCCCCGGTTGAATATCCTCACGACCTTCTCGAACGTTCCCAGGTACGCAGGATCTACCGCGGTGATCGGCGATCCCATCCCTTGGGCCGGGATCGGCCGGCGCCAGTCCGGGTACTTGGCATCCACCAGTTCGAGCTGCGCGCTGATCGGGGTGCCGGGATCGAACGGCGCAAACTGTTTCACATCATCGGGAACGGGCCAGTCGGAATCGGAGATCACCCCAGCGCGTTCGTAGATGAACGCCGTACCAGCGTTGCGCTTCTTCATGCCGGCGACGAGTGCCGTGCTCGGGCTGATGATGATCTTATTGCTAGCCCAACCGTCAGGGTCGTGCATGACGCCGATGTGGTGGCCGTTCGTTGCGATCAGTAGAACGCCTCCCTGAGACGCCGGCTCGATGCTGATACCGTTGAGGTAGTAGCGGACATCGTTATGCGCCATGAACAGCGACACGGCGGCGAGGTAGTGGGCCTTTGCCCTGGCGAGTAGTTCCATGGGGTATCTCCGGTCAGAAGATGTAGGAGTGTTGGCGGCTGGCGCTTGAGCGGTAGGAGACCGTTCGAGGCTTCGCCTCTTGAACTGCTGGCGCGGCGGCGGACGGCGGCGTCCTGGGTGGCTGTTGCCGAACAGCCGCGGGGAGCACGAACACAAGCACGATGAAGCCCAGGGCTGCACCGATGCCGCCGGTTCGAATTGCTCGACGCTTGGTCACTTGGCGGCCTGCTGGCGCTTCAATTGCTCTGCATAGGCGCATGCTTCGTTGTGGTTCCGGCGGAACCCGCGCACCTTGCCGGTGGCCGTTTCGACGATGTGGAAGAAACCGCGCCCCTGAGGCACGACCTGGTAGGGTTCCGCTGCCGCAGGAGCCATGAGCCGCTGAGCGAACGCCAGGCGGGCGAGGGCGGTCTGGGAGAGCAGGCCGGCGAGAACTTCGGTTTGTTCCTGATGCTTCAGCATGATGGTTCTCCTACGCGTTGATGGTGATTTCTTCGAGGCGCCGTACCGTGCGGACTTCTGTGAGCCGCCGCTCGTTGCTGGGCCTGCGATTCCGGTTCATGTGGTCGTCATCGATCAGCGGGTGGCCGGCGACGAGGAGTGCGAGAACGAAGACGGCCGGCGAGATGATTCCGCGGCGGAACGCTTCGAGGACGAGCCCGCGCACGCTGCGCACGCCGAGCTTGAATTTGGCGTCGTCGAGGCGCTTTTCGACGGTCCCTGGGGCGATACCCATGCGTCGGGCGACCTCTTTCGCGGTCAGTTCGCTGGCGCTCCAGGCGGTCGCTTCGAGTTCACGGGGAGCAAGGCCGAGGCCCTGGCGGCCGATCCATCCGCCGCATTGGATTGCTTGCATGGGTGTGGTTCCTTGGCTGCATGGGTCAGCACTCGGCGGCGCGATTGTTTGCCGATGGGCATCGCGGAGAGTGCTGGCGCATGGAGTCGAGAGAGGGGTGATGCGGGGCGCCCACCGCCCCGCACCTACTTACAAACCGCCTTATGGTTTGTTCCTGGCTATCTGCTACATGGCTGCATCCCCCGGTGGTTACCAGCGATTGGCGCTGGCGCCGTTCTACTATTCACCGAGGGCGTCATCGGCCCTCGCGACCAGTTCAATCAATCGCTCGATGTGGGATGCCCTGGTGGTGAGGGTGATCGCTTCCGGCCCCTCAGCCAGGCCGGCGCGAAGGGTTGTCGGGAACGCCGTGACGATCTCCCGATTGAGCTTCAGCAACTCTTCGAGAATGGCGCGCGGCACGACTGGCTCGGCTACCGCCTTGGGGGTTACTTTGGTTCCGCCCGCTGCAATGACCTTCGCGAGCTGCTGGCCTAGCACTTGGCCGGCCTTCTCGCCGTGCTTCCTGACGACCTTCGCCGCGGTCGTCGCCGCGACTGCGCCGGAGCTGATCAACTGCTGCACATCGGTATTCGCGTTGCCTACCACCAACACCTGGTCGACGTGCTGCCGGGTCTTTCCCATCTTCTGGGCGATCTGCTCGACGGTCCATCCGAACGCAATGAGCCGTTTGTAGCCGTGTGCGAGCTCCAGAGGGGACAGCTTGCGCCCCTCTTGGGAAGTGATCACGCGGAGCACGCGCTCAGCGTCGTTGCCGGCGAATGCAACGATGGGCACCCAGAACTCTCCGCTGGGGTCACGTGGCAACCGGCCCTCAGCGTCGAGCTTGAGGTAGGCGCGCCGGCGGCGGTGCCCGTCGACAACCCACATGCCGCCGTCTTCGCGCGGCCTCACTTCAAGGGCCGGAACGATGCCGCCCTGGTGCAGGTAGTCGGCCAGATCCGCGATGCTCTGTTCGAGGTCTTCGCCCTCGGCGCGGAGGTTGAAACCGGGCTCTTCGTGAAGGTCTTCGAGGCGAGCCTTCATCGCATCCGCGCGCTTCAGGTCGCCGTCCTTGATCATCTGCTTGAACGATTTAGCCGCCATTTTCTACCCCTTCGAGTTCTTCGTCCTGTTCATCATTTGCGTCTCGCCCGACAGTCATTTCTCCATGCTCCGGACAGTGAGGCGGTCCAGACTTGTCGAGCCATTTCTGGGTCACCCTGGCGACGTATCCGCACTCCGAGCACTCGACCTTCTTCAATCGCGTCGACTGCTTTTTCTTGGCGGTGGTGATGATCTCTTCGAGTTCGGGCTGGCTCAGGCCGTCCCGTATCCCTCTCGCGACCTTCCCCTGCGCTGGCTCTCTGCGCTCTCTCGCGCCGGGCCTGTGCCAAGTGAGCTTTCCGTGGGGGAGTGGACCGAGTTCGTCGATGAACGGCTTGACCCACTCCTCGAACTGCCTTGTCGGCACTGAGCAGGTGAACGGCCCCGTCATGCCGATGGCTTTCATGAGCTTCACGAACGGCCCTTTGTGGCCCTCTTTGATCCCTGCCGCGATGTGGCAGAGTTCGTGCGCCAGGTATGCCGATACCTGCATGGAGTCGTCTGTGCCTGGGCTGATGAGAATCTCGTAGGTTCCGTCTGCGGATGCCGAGCTGTGCCATACCTCGGCGCCGACATTTCCTCTCTGGCCTGCGCTGGTGAAGCCGATTGAGATTCGATAAGGCTGAAGCGGCGCGCCTAGCTCAAGAAATCGAGGCGACATCCGCTCGGCCATGGCGTTGAGCCAAGCCTCTCTGTTCATGTCTGATCTCGTTTAAACGGTTTGGGATGCAGCTGTATGGGGGAGTGGTCTAGGGCGGGAGTCGAACCCGCTACCTGCATTGGATGAGCGTTCGCGTTCATGACCGCTGGCGCTCGCTGCTCTACCGCGCTGAGCTACCTAGACCACTCTCCGATACAGCCTGGCGATGGGGAGCCTGGTGGATCGGGCAGTTAACGTCAGGCTGACGTGGCGCTGGCTGTTCAGTCGTACAGTCCGTAGCTCAGGTCGTCTGGGTCGCAGTCGATCACCAGAATGGCGTTGCCGAAGTACAGCGATGCCAGCATGCGCTCCCACTTTGAGTAGACCTGCATGTCGATCGCGATCTTCTTGTCATCGAGCTTGGCGCTATAGACTTCGCCGAACTGTACCTTTGGCTTCCAGCGATCCCCGGTCTCACGCTCGCCCTTGATGCTGATGTGAATGGCGTGTTTCAGACTGTGGTTGCTTCGAGGGGAAGATGAGTAGAGGCCGCTCCGGTATCTGTCTTCCGGCTCAGGATCGAAATAGATGTGCAGCGTCTTGTGGGAGTAGCTGCCGTCACCTTCTTCAATGCGAATCTCTGGGCGCTCCCACTGGTCTTCGGCGGCGCGCTCCTTGTGGTGCTCGATGAATTCCTCGAGCAGGGCTTTGAGCGACACCTCGCCGGTCAGCAGGCCATCGCCGGTAAGCACCTCGGTGATCGACTTATCGGCTTGTTCCAAGATGACCGCACTCAGGCCTGCGGACTCCCAGCGCTGTCGAAGTGCATTTGCGACGATGGCGTTGTATCGCTGAAGGTCGAGGATGTCGGACACGTTTGCCGGCAACGCAGCTTTGACAGCTTCCTTGATGGCGCCGCCGAAATCTCCATAGGAGCGGAACGCGTCGCTCACGACTTCCTTGAACAGCTTGTCGATGCCTTCGTCGATCAGTTCGCGCGGCCTGTCGGATGCTGCGTAAAGGGTGACTCTTTCTGCTAGCAGGTCTTGCAGGGTTTGCTGGCTCATCTGGTGCATGCTCCGTGCATTCGGTTGACTTCCCGTCTGGCCCTCGGTGGAGGGCCAGCCAGTGAAATCGGTGTTGCTCCCGCGTTCGCCTACTGGGCTTCTACAACCCGCGGGTGGTGCTGTCCTCACCACTGCCGATAGCAGCTCGGACTCGATGTGTTTGGCCTTGGGCTTCCCTCGCTGCGCCTTCAATCGGCTTACGGAGCAGGTCATGGGGGACTGGGGGTAATCTCGCGGGCTCGCTGCAGCCCGGCGGCCTGGTGATGTGGGCAACTGCTCGCGAGGTGCCGACCCGTGTCGTCGGCTGGGCTTAGCTCTGCATTGGCTGTTTCCTCCTATTGGCGTCATCTCGGTCGCTTCTCCTTGTCGGGGTTCGTTCCCACTCCTGCGTTTGCTTCTTTGGTCTATTGGCAGGTGACTTGAGCGACGTCGCGTGCAACGCATGGGCTTGCACGGCTGGACTGTCCGGCCCAGCTCGGGCTGCGTCTTTTGCCTCTCCCAGCGTCTCGCGACGTTGGCGCAGCAGAGGGTTCCCAAATTGTCGAAAGAGCGGTCGGCTCGGTGGCCTCCCTTGAACCAAAAAGGTACATAGGGTGAGCTGAAATTAGTAGCTAAAAGGTACACTGTCAATACCCATGTTGTACCTTTTTGGCTCTTATAGGAATTCCGACTGCCCGGATACTGTATGCATGTACAGTTTACGAGGTTCTTATGGCCAAGAAGCAGAAGCAGCAGACGTACGAGGTCACGCCGACTGATCGCCTGGGGATGCGGGTTTCCGCGATGATCAACTCACCGAAGGCGCAGGATCTGGGGAAGGTGACGATTCACCGGCTGGACACTGACCCGGCGGAAGCGTGGGATGCGGTGATGGAGGTGCTGGCTGAGACGGACGGTATCGACCTGGTGTTCAACGACGACGGCACCGTGACGCTGAGGTGGGATAGGCAGGAACTGGAGGGGTAGGGCGGAAATGAACAGCCCCGCAGACGCGGGGCCATTGGGAGCAGTCAGTGTCGCCGCCGGCGCATCACCGACCACCAGAAGACCCAGCCGATCACGCTGATATCGCCCGCACGCATCTGGTCCCTGGTGTACTCCTCATCGGGGTATTCCTCCCGGTTGTAGCTGCGCAACCGGATGCCGCCGCCAGGCAGTCGATAGACGAACTTCACCCGCAGCAGGTCGTCATGCTTCAGGGCGTAGATTTCACCGTCCACGATCGTGTTGACCGAGAGGTCGACGCCGATGATCGAGCCGTCTGCAATAAGCGGCTCCATGCTGTTGCCTGTGACGTTCACGCAGACGGAGGTGCTCTTGTCGACGGCAGCCTCGCGCAGAGTTGCCTTCGGGAATCGAATCTTGCGCTTGGCCAATTCGAGGTCAGGCACTCGCCCACCGCCCGCCGCTATCTCGACCTCATCGAAGTATGGGATTTCAACCTCGTCCGGCGCGAGCGGGTCTCCGTCTGACCACGCTGATAGGGACTCCAGGTTTCCGCCGGAGCGATACTCGGCGGTCGGCTCAGCCACCCGCTGGTGTTGTTCCGGGGTGTGCTGAATGTCGAGCCAGCCGCGCGGCATATTGAATTTCTCCTCAATGTGCCTGGCCAGCTTGTTGCCGATGTTCTTGGTGGGGTTCGAGCCAATCAAGCGGCTCACCTGGGTAGGCTCGCGATCTATGCGAGCAGCGAATGCGACTGTGCCGCCTTCCTTTTCGGCCAGTGTTAGCGCGTTCGCACGGCGGATTGTCGTGATATCGATCATCTATCCATTTCATCATCTGTACCTAAAAAGTACAGAACCTTGACGGTACACAACCTTTTCACCATGATTGTACCTAGGAGGTACATTTATGGCCGTCGAGACACCCCAAAGCACCCACGCAGAAGCGCTTCGGGCCTTCTGGAAGTCGCTCAGCATCCAAGAGCGTGATGACGCTGCGAAGGCGCTCAGTACGAGCGTTGCGTACCTCAGGCAGGTTCTGGCTTGCGGCCGGACTCCAGGGGCGGCGCTGGCGCGTGATCTTGAGCGCTTCTTTGGCGCTCGCATCACTCGCCACCAGCTCCGCCCAGACCTCTACGACGCGCCAGCAAGGCCTCGGGGTCGGAGTGCGGCATAGCACGTAGCAGATGTTACGGAGAGGGGCTGGCGGTACGTAGTCGGCTGCGACCCCTGTTCAGGCATCCAGTAGAGCAGACAGCAAAAAGCCCGGGGGCAACCGGGCTTTCTGAGGAGGCACCGGTAGGCGGTGCCGAACATCCAACGGAGCCGAATATGACACAGGTATCCACCATCCAACAAGAGAGCGTGTCGCGACACGAAATAGCGATTCGCAAGAAAGTGTCGCGGAGGGCGCGCAGGTGAGCACGATCATCATGTCGGCCTGCTGGCCGCTACAGGGTCTGACGCCGGCGCAGAAGGCTGTGCTGATCAGCCTGGCGGACAACGCGAACGACGAGGGCGTGTGCTGGCCTTCGGTGGCGAAGATCGCCGAGCGCACCTGCCTGTCCGAACGTGCCGTGCAGCAGGCCATCAAGGTGCTGAACGAGTGCAAGGCGCTGAGCATTGAAGCGCGCCAGGGGCGCTCGACGATGTTCACCGTAACCCCCGCAGCATTTGCACCCCCGCAGAAGGTTCACCCCCGCAGGAAATGCACCCCCGCAGCAAATGCACCCACCCCCGCAGATGCTGCACCCCCACCCCCGCAGGATCTGCACCCCACCCCCGCAGGATCTGCACCCAGAACCGTAATAGAACCATCAGAAGAACCGTCACCTTTGCCGACCCGTTCCGGGCCGGCGGCTGGCGATGCGCTGCAGGAGGCTTGCCGGAGTGTGTGGGCAGCGTACCGGGCCGCCTACGAGGCGCGCTGGGGTGTTCAGCCGGTGCGGAACGCAAAGGTCAATTCCCAGGTGAAGCAGCTGGTGGCAGCTCTCGGTAGCGAGGCTCCTGCGGTGGCGGCGTTCTTCGTCGGTCTGGATGACAAGTTCCTGGTCGACAGTTGCCATGATTTCGGGTTGCTACTGGCCAAGGCTGGCGCTTACCGGACGAAGTGGGCGACAGCCGGTTCCGCGCCGTCGACCGATTGGACTGACCAGGTGCAGCTATGACCCGCAGGCAGTTCGAACCGCAATCGGTCGGTGCTGTGCTGGCGCATGTGAGTCAGGGCGCGGGTCTGCGCCCCTTGTCCCAGCCGGCGGTGAAGGTCGATCCCCAGACGAGAGGCGAGGTCGACCGGTTGTTCTTGCGGATCAAGGCGATCTGCCCTGGATGGCGAAGTTCCTGGCCAAGCGATGAGGTCGAGAACGCTGCGAAGGCGGAGTGGCTGGCAGAGATCGTTCGGCAACAGGTTACGCGCCGCGAGCAACTGCAGGCCGGGGTAAGAGCGTTGAGCGCGCAGGCAAGGCCGCTTGTTCCATCTGCCGGCCAGTTCTGCGCCTGGTGCTGGGCTCCTGAGGTCTTCGGCCTGCCATCCCTTGATGACGCATATCGCGAGGCGCTGGCCAACACCCACCCGGCAATGGTCGGAGCAGCGAAATGGAGTTGCCCTGCAGTGTACTGGGCTGCCGCTGGCGCTGGATTCAGCCGGCTGCAGGCTCTGGCAAGAAAGGATGGGCTTGCGGCGCTGGAGATCTCCTACCGACAGATCATCAAGAAGCTGGCGCGTGGCGAGGCGCTCGGGAAGGTTCCGGAGGGAGAGGTCACCCACCAGAAGCCGCGAACCCAATCCGTTGGAATTGCTGCCCTGGAGCAGCTTCGAAAACAACTCAAAGGAGGAGATCGCTCATGAAGTGGAGCGTACTCAACGACTATCTGATGGTTAGCGACACCCAGCCGCCCTACAAGGTCTGCAAGCTCCTGGTCGCCGGCGAGGCTCACTACCGGGCCAGTGTGCAGGGTGAATTCATTTGCACCCCGGTTGCGACTGCGAAGGAGGCGTGCGGTGTTTGCGAGCGCCATCACCAGATCACCTATCCGCGGGAGGTCGCGTGAAGGGGCGGGCCGTTACTTCGGAGCAGAAGCGCTGGCACGACCTGCTGGCGCGCCATGTGGGGTGCATCGCCTGTCGGGTGTCCATGGGGATCGTGAACACCTATTGCAGCATTCACCACGTCGACGGCAGGACGAAGCCCCACGCGCATTGGTATGTGCTGCCGCTGTGCGCTGGGCATCATCAAAACGGCTACGGCGGTGTGGGCTTCACCGGGGTCGCCGTTCACCCGTACAAGGCGCGCTTTGAGGCTGAGTACGGAACCCAATCGGACCTGCTTTCGAAATGCGCCTCGATCTTGGCGGAGGATGGGCACGACATACCGGCGGGGTTCCTCGCATGGCTGGACGGTGGCGAGGTGGAAGCATGATCTCGATTCGCCTTCCCTGGCCGCCCAGCAACAACACCTACTACCGGAACACGCAGTCAGGAACGCTGATCAGCGAGCGCGGCAGGAGTTATCGCCGATCGGTATTGCAGCACTGCCTTGCACAAGGCATCAGGAGGACGTCGGGGCCTGTTCGGGTTGTTATCCATGCATCCCCGCCAGATCGGCGAAAGCGCGACCTCGACAATCTCCTCAAGGGGCTCCTTGACTCGTTGACCAAGGCTGGCGCCTGGGATGACGACGGCCTGGTAGATGACCTGCGGATTGTTCGAGGGGAGGTGAAAGCTGGGGGCGAGGTTCTGGTGACCATCGAGGCGCTGGCATGAAAAAGACACATGGTCCAGACCTGACGACCAAGCCGCGCCTGCTCGCTCAGTGCCCCGTCTGCCACGGAAAAGGGTACAGCCTTGGCGTGTTCCACGAGATCGATTGCGCCGCTTGTGGAGCGGCGGGGTTCGTCGATGGCGTGACGGGGCTGGCGCTGGAGCAGCGGGATGCGGTTGTGCAACTGCGGATGTGGGTAAAGCGGCTGCTGGAAGAGCAGCGACGCCAGGCGAGCAGGCTGGCGCGAGAAGAGAACAACCGGAAGGGCGCTGGCGGCGCTCACTTTCGAGGGGATTGACCAGCCATTGGCGCTACGCGCGCTGGAGGAGAGGACGATGATTTACGAAAGCGTTTCAAGTGCGGTCGTTTCGGCGCTGGCAGCAGACTGCATCGACAACACAAGCAAGCAGGCATGGCAAAAGCTCTATCAGGCCGGCGAGCCTGGTCGTCGTGGCGGAGTGATGGTATCCGCTGATCTCAGGCAGCAAATCGATTGCTGGGTACATGCTCGCTTGCATGACCAACTCATTCCGCGCCACTGGGCGGCGCTGGTGGCGAAGTACAGCACTCACCAGGCTAAGAAAGTTCAGGCGATCTCTCTTCTGCGGTCGGTGGTCGCAACGCCGGCTCCTGCTCTTTTCCTCTACAAGGCTATAACGACTTGGGCGATTCCGAAACTGAAGGGTGTCCAGCCGGCGCTGCGGAAAACCGTCTCTGTCGAAATCCCAGTGGACGGATCACCAGAAAAGCAGGCCAGGGCCGTGCGCGCCGCGCTGGAGGCAGAGCGAGTGAAGCGGAAGCGCCTTATGGCTCGATCGTCTGGAATGATCGTCCTGCCGGATGAGTTCTACGACATGAACACATGGGATCTCGATGGAAAGCCCGAATCGACTCGGCGTGAGTGGCGCAGGAAGATTCATCGTGTTCTCGACGAAATGGTCGACGAGGCGCTGGTGGCGGCCGAGCAGATTCTCAACGCGGAGGGCTTGCTGGCCAAGGATGCGGCATAGGGCTTGACTTGCTGTCATCACTCCATCAATATTTATCCCATCCTGCCGATCTTGCGCGTTTTGAGGATCGAGCAACAAAGAGCCCAGCCTTCGAGCTGGGCTTTTCCGTTTCTGCAGGTGGCGCATTGCGCTGCGGGGCGCGCGGCCCCCTTGAAAGGCCGTACCTGCACCTATCCCTGGCCCAGCCCTCGCGCTGGGCTTTTTCATTTCCGCCCCGCCGAGGGGAATCGAGACTATGAAGATGCCAGAGAAGGACCCGTCATTCTGGGCCACGGTGCTGCTCGCGCTGCGCGAGCAAGGGCTGGCGATGGGGCTCGCCTTCATCCTGACCTGGCTCCGTACCCAGTACGAGGGGAAGGAGCCGAGCATTGTTCGGCAACTGATCGAAGCCGCCCTTGGCGCGATGCTGGTCATGGTTGTCGGTCTCACCGCCAAGGAGTTTGGCTGGAGCCCTGCCTGGCAGTTCTTCGCCGCCGGCTTTGTTGGTGTCCTCGGGGTAAGCACCGTGCAAAAGCTGGGCGCACGCTGGGCGGAAAGGAAGGTGGGCTGATGAAGATCACCGCTGACCAACTCGACCGCGCTACCGGCTGCGGTGCTGCTACTGCCTCGACCTGGGTCGAACACATCAATGGCGCCATGGCCCGGTTCGAGATCAACACGCCCGAGCGTGTGGCGATGTTCCTGGCTCAGGTCGGGCACGAAAGCCAGAGCCTCAAGCGCCTGGTTGAGAACCTGAACTACTCCGCAGAGGGGCTGCTCAAGACCTGGCCGAAGCGGTTCGACCCGGTAGAGGCTCGCCAGTATGCCCGCCAGCCCGAGCGCATCGCCAACCGCGTCTACGCAAACCGGATGGGCAACGGCTCACCGGATACAGGCGATGGGTATCGATACCGTGGTCGTGGCCTGATCATGATCACCGGACACGACAACTACGCCGAAGCCGCCCGCGCCTTGGCGCTGCCACTGGTGGCGCAACCGGAACTGCTCGAGCAACGGACCTGGGCTGCCATCGCGTCGGCATGGTGGTGGAAGTCGAGGGGTTTAAACGAACTGGCCGACCAGGGTCGCTTCGAGCGGATCACCCTTAAGATCAACAGTGGCTACAACGGCGCAGATGACCGTGCGGCTCGCCTCGAATGGGCGCTCGCTGCCCTGGCTGGTGCGTGATGAGGTGGTCTCCGTGGTTGGTGGTGGCGTTGGTGGCGGCTCTGGTGTTCTGGCGCCTCGATCACGTTACCGCTCAGCGTGATGACCTGCAGGCCGCCGTCGAGCAATCCGCCGAGACGATCACCGCCATGGCCCAGCAGGCCCAGCGCGACATCCAGGCGCAGGTCCAGACCGATGCCCTGGCCCGAACCTACCAAGCAGCACTACAGGCCTCCCATGAAGAAAACCAATTGCGCCGCGATGCTATCGGCACTGGTGCTCGCGTCGTGTACGTCAAAGCCCGCTGTCCCGCAGACGGAGTGCACCCGGCTCCCGGAGCCTCCGGCAGCGCTGATGCAGGAAGAGCCGTCCTTGCTGCCGCTGATGGACAAGTTGTTTCTGATCTCCGAGCCGGAGTCGAGCGACGCGAACTGATGATTGAGGCGTTGCGTAAGCACATCGCCGGCCTGCCGAGGTATTGCAGAAGATGATCAGCATCAAGCCGGAAGGGTTCCAGCAGCAGCTCGCCGACCTGACTGAGCTTGAGCAGCGGCAGATTCCTTACGCGACAGCCGCTGCGCTTACGCGGACCGCGCAGGGCCTGATGGATCGATTGCGCGATGAGATGCGTGTCGTGTTCGACCGCCCGACCCCGTACACCCTGAACAGCCTGCGCATGGTGCCAGCCAGGAAAGACCGGCTGGAAGCGCGGGTTTGGTTCAAGGACGAAGCGGACGGTGCGCAGCCTGCATCGGTGTGGATTGCCCCCGAGGTCTACGGTGGCCCGCGTCGGAACAAGCCGGCCGAACTTCAGCTCAGGGCCAAGGGGATACTGCCCGAAGGCAAGTACGTGGTGCCCGGCGCCGGCGCGGACCTGGATCGCTACGGGAACATCAGGCGTGGCCAGGTCACCAAGGCATTGAGCGGCATCCGCGGCTTCAGCCAGGCCGGGTACAACGCGAACGCGACCGATAGCAGACGGAGCAGGGCGAAGGGTAATGCTCGCCGCTACTTCGTCATGACCCGTAAGGGCCAGCCCATAGGCATTGCCGAGCGCACAGGCCGAGGCCGGGATGCCGTCTCGATCATCATGGCCTTCGTGTCTCGCCCTTCGTATCGCCGCCGGCTGAGCTTCTTCGAGATCGCGCAGCAGTACGCCGACGAGAACCTGCCACGCGAGTTCGAGGTGGCGATGCGCGGCGTTGCTGCTCGGTTCGCTGCGAGGCGCTGACTGATGCACCAAAGTGGTGCGTCGCGGGTCCTCCCCGGGGTGCCCCCGTCAGAGGGTAATTCGAGCCCCGCGCGCCAAATATGTATGACCTTTTTTCGGAGGTTGGTTGTTGTTTAGTCATGAGCAAAAACGAAACAACCAAGCAGCGCGGATGGTTGAACAAGTCCGAGATGGCCGCGAGCCTCGGAATTTCTCCGCAAGCCTTTGATAAATGGGGCGTTCAACCAATCGAGCGAATAGGTCGAGAGGCCTTTTACACGGTGGCGGATGTGGTTGAAAACCGCATCCAGCACGCCGCTCGGAAACAACAACCTGAGGGGGAGCTACCGGAAGGTCTCGATCCCTACGCTGAAGCCAAGCTGACACAGGAGCGACTCCGGCTCACCAAGGCCCAGGCCTACGCCCAAGAGCAGAAAAACCAGGTCCAGGACAAGCTCCTGGTCCCGGTCCCTTTCGCCACTTTCGCCCTGGCGAAAATCGCCGCCAAGATCGGCTCGGCGTTGGAGACCGTCTGCAAAACGGTCAGTCGCCGCTACCCGGATGCTGATCCCTTGGTGATGGAGTCCTTCGAGCGGGAGATCGCCTTGGCGCGAAACCTATCCGCTGAGTTCAGCGACGACATCCCGGGAATCCTTGATGAGTACCTTGCAACCCTGGATCAGTGATCTGCGCACTGCGGTCAAGCTGGGTTTGCAGGGAATGTTCAAAGAGCCGCCGATGACGGCGGTGGAGTGGGCCGACAAGCATTTCTACATGTCGGCCGAGTCCTCTTACAACGAGGGCCGTTGGAAGACTGCGCCATTCCAGGTCGCGATCCTGAACGCGATGGGCAACGACCTGATTCGAGTGGTCAACTTCGTGAAGTCGGCCCGGATCGGTTACACGAAGCTGTTGCTGGCCAACATCGGCTACAAGATCCAGCACAAGCGCCGCAACGTGATGATGTGGAGTCCGACCGACCCGGACGCCGAGGATATCAGCAAGAGCCACGTCAACGGCCTGATCCGCGACGTTCCGGTCATGCTTGAACTGGCGCCTTGGTTCGGTCGGAAGCACAGCGATAACACCTTGGACAACAAGGTGTTCGCGAACCGACGCAACCTCTGGATTCGCGGCGGCAAGGCCTCCCGGAACTACCGGGAGAAGTCCCCCGACGAGGTTATCTACGACGAGCTGTCGAAGTTCGACGCCGACGTCGAGGGCGAAGGCTCGCCGACATTCCTGGGTGACAAGCGCCTGGACGGTGCGGTCTACCCGAAATCTATCCGGGGATCGACGCCTGGGGTCGCTGGCGCTTGCCATATCACCAAGGCGGCGGAAGAGTCTCCGCACCGGCTGCGCCTGCATATTGCTTGCCCGCATTGTCAGCGGGAGCAGCACCTGAAGTTTGGCGGCAAGGATTGTGAGTTCGGCCTGAAGTGGGAAAAGAACGAACTGGGTGAGGCCGAGCGCGCCTGGTACGTCTGCGAGCACTGTGCAGCCTGTTTTGAACACCGCGACATGGTGGTGGCCCAGGCTAAAGGCCGCTGGATCTGCGACGAGACCGGCATCTGGACGCGCGACAGCATCGACTGGTTCGGCCCGAACAACGAGCCGATCCGCACGCCGCGCTCGGTCAGCTTCTACTGCTGGGCGATCTACAGCACCTGGACGACCTGGGTGTCGCTGGTTGACGAGTGGCTCAAGGTCAAGGGCGACCGCGAGAAGCTAATCACCTTCATCAACACCACGCGCGGCGAGGTGTGGGAAGAGGAGCAGGGCGACCGCGTGGAGTGGCAGACGCTCTACGCTCGCCGCGAGAACTACCCGAAGGTGCCGCCGCAAGCGCTTGTTCTGATGGGTGGAATCGACACCCAGGATGACCGCTACGAGGGCCGCGTTTGGGCTTTCGGTCTTGGCGAGGAGGCATGGCTTGTTCACCGTTTCATTCTGACCGGCGATCCGGCCAGTGAGGAATTACGGCGCAAGGTGGGCTTGGAAATTCATCGGCAGTTCACTCGCGCTGATGGCGTTCCAATGCGTGTCGAGCGTTGGTGCTGGGATGCTGGCGGCCACTATGCCGATGAGGTAGAGGCCGAGAGCATCAAGCATGGCGTGCACTGGGTGGTTCCGACTTTCGGGGCCAGCACATACGGCAAGCCAATCGCCAACTTCCCGAAGCGCCGCAAGCGCAAGGTCTACAAGACCGAACTGGGCACCGATAACGCGAAGGAACTGATCTACAGCCGCCTGCGCATTGATGCGCCCATCCCGTGGCAACCGACGCCGGGCTGTGTGCACTTCCCGATCGACAGCGACATCTGCGACGAAGACGAACTGAAGCAGATCACCGCCGAGAAGAAGAAGCCGGTGATGGCGAAGGGTGTTCGCGTCCTGCGCTGGGATTCCGGCGGGCGCCGAAACGAGGCGTTGGATTGCTTCGTGTACGCCCTTGCCGCGCTGCGCATCAGCCAGCAGCGCTTCGGCCTCGACCTCGACCAGTTGGAGCGCGTGCGCGTTGATCCCGTGCCGGAGCCGGTCGCCCAACAGCAACCTTCGAACGATAACCATGCCAGCACCTCCCAGGGCTGGCTCAACACTGGAAGCGGACCATGGCTCTGACAGCGCAGCAGATGCTCGACAAATACTTGGAGGCCGAGGCCGCCGTGCTGGAAGGGCGGACAGTGATCTTCAACGGACGCACCCACACCATGGAGGATATCGAGAAGATCCGCGCCGGACGCCAGGAGTGGGAGCGCCGCGCAGCCGCAGAGCGGGACCGCGCCGCCGGTCGCCGTCCTGGCCCGGCACTGGCGGAGTTCTGCTGATGAACCTGATCGATCGACTACTGGAACCCTTGGCCCCCGAGCTGGTGGCTCGGCGCTTGGCCGCTCGCGAGGCAATCCAGGCGTATGAGGCTGCCAGGCCAGGGAGAACCCACAAGGCCAAGCGTCAGCCGCTAGGCGCCGACACCTCGCTACAGAAGTCTGCGGTCTCTATGCGAGAGCAGTGCCGGAAACTGGACGAAGATCACGATCTGGTTACCGGCCTGCTCGATCGCCTCGAGGAGAGGGTGGTGGGCGGAAGTGGTATCGGCGTGGAACCGCTGCCGCTGCGCCTGGATGGCTCGGTGCATGCCGAGTTGGCCATGGAGATCCGCAGCGCGTGGGCCGAGTGGTCGCTCTCGCCGGAAACCTCTGGTGAGCTGACGAGGCCCCAGGTAGAGCGGCTGATGTGTCGCACCTGGCTGCGCGATGGCGAGGGCCTGGCGCAGAAGCTGATGGGCCGAGTCCCGAACTACACGTTCGCCACGTCGGTGCCTTTCGCCCTGGAGCTGCTGGAGCCCGACTACTTGCCCTTCAGCTACAACAACCTGTCGAAGGGTATTGTCCAGGGTATCGAGCGTGACACCTGGCGCCGGAAAAGGGCCTATCACCTTCTCAAGGATCACCCCGGCAACCTGCAGACGCTGGGCGGCAGCCTGGCGGTGAAGCGCGTCGAAGCGGAACGGATCATCCACATCGCCTACCGCAAGCGGATCGGCCAGAACCGAGGCGTGCCGATGTTGCACGCAGTGCTTATCCGCCTTGCCGACTTGAAGGACTACGAGGAGAGCGAGCGGGTGGCGGCGCGCATCAGTGCTGCCCTGGCGATGTATATCAAGAAGGGCAACCCCGACAGCTACTCGGTGGAGCCCGGCAAGGACCGGAAGAACCGAACGATCCCCATCGCCCCCGGCATGGTCTTCGACGACCTCGAGCCAGGCGAAGACGTTGGGATGATCGAGAGCAACCGGCCGAACCCCTTCCTTGAAGGTTTCCGCAACGGCCAGCTGCGGATGATCGGGGCCGGCACTCGCAGCACCTACTCCTCGGTATCCAGGGCCTACGACGGCACCTACTCGGCGCAGCGCCAGGAACTGGTCGAGGGCTGGCTGGGCTACGACCTGCTGCAGCACGAGTTCATCGACTACTGGTGCCGGCCGGTCTATCGGGCCTGGCTGCAGATGTATCTGTTGGCTCGGAAGGAGCGCCTGCCCGCCGACGTTGATCACCGCACTCTCTACGCGGCGGTCTACCAGGGGCCGGTCATGCCATGGATTAACCCGATGCATGAGGCCAACGCATGGGAGTTGCTGGTCAAGGCTGGCTTCGCCGATGAGGCGGAAGTTGCCCGCGCCCGTGGTCGAGATCCGCGCGAGCTGAAGAAGTCGCGTGAGACGGAGATCAAGGCGAACCGGGCGGCCGGCCTGGTCTTCAGTTCGGATGCCTACCACCAATTCGTCAAGTCCGGGATGGACCCAGTTGAGGCGGTGCAGAAGGTGTACCTGGGCGTCGGGAAGATGCTTACCGCCGACGAGGCTCGCGAACTCGTCAACAGATACGGCGCCGGCCTACCCGTGCCTGGCCCGGATTTCCCCAACGAGAGCAACAATGGAGGCGCCGATGGGCAGCCATCAAACCCTGATCCATAAAAACCTGATGCTGCCGATGGCGGCGGCGCTGACTGAGGCCAACGCCCCGCATGAGTCCTGGTACAGCATTAAGGCTGCCGGTCGCGGCGTCGCCGAGGTGTTGTTGTACGACGAGATCGGCGTCTGGGGCATCACCGCGCTGCAGTTCGCTCGAGACCTCAAGGCAATGGGCGACCTGACCAAGATCAACCTGCACGTCCACTCCCCGGGCGGCGACGTCTTCGAGGGGACGGCGATCTATAACCTGCTGCGCAACCACCCGGCCAGCGTCGACGTGTACATCGATGGCTTGGCTGCCTCGATGGCCTCGGTCATCGCCATGGCCGGCGACACCATCTACATGCCCGAGAACGCCATGATGATGGTGCATAAGCCCTGGGGCATCCAGGGCGGCGATGCGGACGACATGCGCCGCTATGCCGAACTGCTCGACAAGGTCGAGGACACCCTGGTCATGGCCTATGCCAACAAGACCGGGAAGTCCGCCGACGACATCAAGGCGCTCCTCAAGGAGGAGACCTGGATGAATGGCCGAGAGGCCGTCGCTGCCGGCTTCGCCGACCAGCTCACTGAGCCGCTGCGAGCGGCCGCTCACCTTTCCTCCAAACGCATGCAGGAGTTCGCCCACATGCCCGAAGCTCTGAAAACTCTACTGGCCCCGCGCGCCCAGACCCCCGCCGCGCCGGCCAACACTCCCGCGCCGACTCCGGCACCGGCCGCGCCGGCGGCTCCCGCGGCCGCTGCCCCAACCGAGGCCGATATTCGCGCCCGCATCCTCGCCGAGGAATCTGGTCGCCGCAGCGCAATCACTGCTGCCTTCGGCGCGTTTTCCACCGGGCACGCCGAACTGCTCGCCACCTGCTTGAACGACATGAACATCACCGTCGACCAGGCGCGCGAGAAGCTGCTGGCTGCCATTGGCGCCGACACCCAGCCGGCTGCCGCCCTGAGTGGCGGGGCCCACATCCATGCCGGCAACGGCAACCTGGTGGGTGACTCGGTGCGCGCGAGCGTGCTGGCCCGCATCGGTCGAGGCGAGCGCCAGGCTGACAACGCGTACAACGGCATGACGCTCCGCGAACTGGCCCGTGCCTCGCTGGTCGATCGCGGGATCGGCGTGGCCTCGCTCAACGCGCCGCAAATGGTCGGCTTGGCCTTCACCCACACTTCCAGCGACTTTGGCCTGATCCTTCTGGATGTCGCCAACAAGTCGGTGCTGGCTGGCTGGGAAGAGGCCGAAGAAACCTTCCCGCTGTGGACCAAGTCCGGCATTCTCACTGACTTCAAGCCGGCGCGCCGCGTCGGGCTGGGCGAGTTTTCCTCGCTGCGTCAAGTGCGTGAGGGCGCCGAGTACAAGTACGTCACCCTCGGCGAGCGCGGCGAACAGATCATCCTGGCCACCTACGGAGAGCTGTTCAGCATCACCCGTCAGGCGATCATCAACGACGACCTGCAGATGCTCTCGGATATCCCGTTCAAGCTGGGCCAGGCTGCCAAGGCCACCATCGGCGACCTGGTCTATGCGGTTCTGACCGGTAACCCGGCGATGAGCGATGGCAAGACTCTCTTCCATGCCGACCACAGCAACCTGCTCACTGGTGCGGCTTCGGCGCTTTCCATCGACAGCCTGAGCAAGGCCAAGACCCAGATGGCCACCCAGAAAGCCCAGGTAGAGAAGGGCAAGGGGCGCACCCTCAATATCCGTCCGGGCTTCGTTCTGACTCCGGTGGCACTCGAGGACAAGGCCAACCAGATCATCAACTCCGAGTCCGTGCCGGGCGCCGACGTCAATAGCGGCATCGTCAACCCGATTCGCGCATTCGCGCAGGTGATCGGCGAGCCGCGCCTGGACGATTCCTCGGCGACCGCCTGGTACATGGCTGCCAAGAAAGGCTCTGACACCATCGAGGTGGCCTACCTGGACGGCGTCGATACTCCGTACCTGGAGCAACAGGAAGGCTTCACTGTCGACGGCGTGGCCAGCAAGGTGCGCATCGACGCCGGCGTGGCGCCGCTGGACTTCCGCGGGCTGCAGAAATCCAACGGTGCCTGATCGGCGCCAAATCCCGAGCCCCGCACCTAGCGGGGCTTTCTGTTTCTGCCATTAGGAGAATCAACCATGGCGAAGAACTATGTGGAGGACGGCAACGTCCTGACTCTCATTGCGCCCGCTGGCGGCGTTAAGTCCGGCGTACCTGCGGTGATCGGAGACCTGGTGGTGGTGCCGCTGGTAGATGCCGCCGAGGGCGAGCCGTTCGCTGGAAAAACTGGCGGCGTCTGGAGCCTGCCTGCTGCCGCCGGCCTGACCCAGGGTGCCAAGTGCAGCGTGCTCAATGGGGAACTGGTAGCTGCTGCCACTGCCGACTCGGTGGCGTTCGGAAAGATCACCGAACCCACCGTTGACGGCTTCGCGTCGGCGATGCTGATCCAGCAATGAGCGCGCCGGGCCGTTTTGGCCGGCTGATCCAACGGCTCCACGAGCGTGGGCAACAGCGGTTATCTGATGCCGTGGGAGAGTTCCGCGGCATCGGTCGCCCCCCGATCAAGGGGATACCGCTGCAGGTCGACCGAAACCTGAGCTACGACGGGCCTGATGGGGTTTTCATCACCGACAAGGTTGGGATCAGTTGGCTGGCGAAGGACGTTCCAACGGCATCGCGTGGCGACCTCTTCGTCATCGGGTCGTCGCGCTATCTCGTGGAAAAGCTCATTGCGAACGACGGTTGGTTGCTGACGGCAGCAACGATCGAGGAGGAAGCATGAAGCCGAACGTGCTCACGATCGGCCGCTTGGCCTTGCTGGCGCGCCTGCAAACCATCACGCCAAACCAGGGATACCGGACAGACGCTGGCACTCGTGTGCTCTCCGGGTGGTTTAACGAGCTGGTCAAGGAACGGCACGAGGGCTTTCCGCTGATTGTTGTCCAGCCCGGCAAGGAGCAGCCGCCGGAGCATCTTGATGCCGCCGTTCGCTTCCATCGTGGCTTCGACGTGGTGGGCGCGGTGCAAGGTGGGTATGACCACTATGAGGAGGCCCTGGAGGATCTACAGCTAGACCTTCTGGCGTGCCTGATGCCTGCCCCCAAGGGGCAGTTCCTGCGCTGGCTGCCCCGAGAGCGCGGCATTACCGGGCTGACGTTGGGGGCGCCTGAGCCGTACCCGCCGGGTGATGGAGTGGCCGCTGCCGTGATTCGAATCCCTGTCTATCTGAAAACCATCATCGAGGGGTAACCCATGAAGAGCGATCCCCAGGTGCCGGCCACGGTCGACGCCGCGCCTCCGGCTGCGCTGAACAAAGCCGTCGAGGTCACCCTGGCCAAGGTGCATTGGCACCAGGGCAAGGAGAAGGCGGCCGGCGAAAAGATCAACGTCAGCCCTGACCAGGTTGAATTCCTGCGCCGCGAGGGCGTGATCAAGAAGGAGGCCTGATATGGCTATCGAGAAAGAGACGTACGTGATCGGCGGACCCTTCAAGATCCGCGAGTCTGGCGTCACAGCACCCTTCCAGTTCGCTGGCCTGGTGTCCACTATCCAGCAGACCATCGAGACCAACGAGATCACTCTGCCGGATACCACCACCCCGCAGGGTGGTGAGTACGATGCCGTTTCGCGCATCACTTCGGTCGGGTTGTCGATCAACTTCCGCGAACTCAAGACCAGCATCCTGGCTGCCTTGGTGTGGGGGGACGCCACTAACGTTCCTTCTGCCACCCATACCGATGAAGCGCACACCGCAGTTCCGGGAGGCACGATCGCGCTCGACTTCATGCCGCTGGAGATCACCAGCGTGAAGAGCGATGACGGCACTACGACCTACGAAGAGTTCGACGACTGGAACATGACCGGCGCCGGCATCGAAACCGTTGAAGGGGGTGCGATCTCTGCGGCCACGCCGATCAAGGTGACTTACAAGTCCGCCACCGTCGATGTGATCGAGGCGCTGACCAACAGCGGCAAGACGTTCGAATTCCTCTTCGAGGGCGAGAACGCCGCTGGTACTCAGCGCCGCATCCAGGCGCGCTATTTCCGGTGCCGCCTGAACCCGTCGAGCCAACAGGACTGGCTCAATACCGAAGACTTCCTCGCTGCCGAGGCCACTGCCAAGGTGCTGATGGACCCGACCAAGGTCGGCGCTGGAAAGTCGAAGTACTTCAACATCAAGAAGGAACTGGCGACGGTGTGACGCCGTTCATGCCCGGCAGGGACGCCGGATGTGGGCTCGCCCGCGTGGTGCTACAGTGGCGCCATTTAGGGAGGGGTTGAAATGTACTCTAGGTCGCGCGGATTTACCCTTGTCGAGCTGATGGTCATTGTCGTCCTTTTGGGTGTCATGGTCGCTTTCGCCATTCCGTCTTTTGTGAACCTCATAAAAGGCAACAGCATGGCCTCAGCGCGCAATGATTTGCAAAAGAGTCTCGATTATGCGCGTGCGATGGCCATGACAAATAAGACCGGCGCGCAGGTCTGCGTAGCTGATGGAACAATAACTATCAGCAATGCACGTAAAGCGGAAAAAATCATAGCCGGCGGAAGCGGGGACTCTGTTCAGTACGGGTTTAAGTATGACTGGGAGGTCGCAAGTAAGCTCTCATCTAAAGAGTACAAAGCTATTGGGTCCAATGGACTGGATTCTGGCTGTGTTGTATTTGCGTACAATGGTTCAATACCTGAGATTGCTAAGAAGGCGCCGAAGTCTCCTAAGCCGCCTATTAGTTCTGAAGGTAGCTGTGACACCAGTTCTTCGCCTCCTCCTTACGTCAATAAGGATGGGTTCTTCGGCCGCTCGGATGGCTCTGCCGATCCGGAGTGGGAGCTGATCTTCAACGGCGCCGGGTTCTATGTTGTCAGAAAGCCTGGAGGGGCTGACTTTACAAGTGAGCTGTCTTGGGACACTTCTGGCTGCTGATGGTTTTATTTCAGTTACCGACCCCGCTATTTGCGGGGTTTTCTTTTTTATGGAGTCAAAAATGTCCACATTCACAGCAAGCCGGGTTGTTGATATTGATGGCGTTGAGTTGACCGTGCGGGAACTTAGCGTTGCGGATGTTCGAAAGCTAATGCAAGAGGTCAGTGACCAAGATCTCGTCAGTAATGCTCTCTTCGAAGATATCAGGCTATCCGATCTGTGCCTGATGACGTCGGTTACGAAGAGCCAAATAAACGATCTCCGGCCTAGCCAACTCGCCAAGTTGCGGGATGCATGCAAAGAGGTGAACCCACATTTTTTCGGAATGCTGGGCCGTCTCTCGAAACTCCGCGACAAGCCATAAGGAGTTTGGAGCGCGCCATCTGCGTTCTGGTAAGGCTTGGGCATCACCACGTCCTTGAATATCCCTGGTCGCTGTTCTTGACCGCGCTGAAGGCTGAATGAAATGGCTGACGTAAAGATCCGGCTGACCGCTGACCTCGATGATGCGCTGCGCGAGGTGTCAGGCTTCCGCAAGGAATATGCCGAACTGGTCAGGCAGGTCGCGCAACCTCTCAAGCGTTTAAACGATTTCACTGCTCTCGAAAGCACCCTCGAGGACACGCAACGCCAGGCGCGCTCGGCGCGCGAACAGATCCGCACGCTCGGCAACGAGCTGGCGTCGACGATCAGGCCAAGTCGCGAATTGCAGCAGGCTTACCGGGACTCCATTTCGGACCTGCGAAGCCTGGAGCGGGCAGAGACCGTCCAGGTAGCTAAGCTCGGAGCGATGCGCCGCGAGTTGAAGCAGGCCGGGCTGGATACGAGGAGCCTGACAGCCGAACGGCAGCGGCTCCAGCGGGAGCTGGATCGAAACCTCCAGGCGGGCCGGAATGATGCGGCCACCACCAGCCTCCGGCAACAGGCCGCAGCGATCAAGCAGAGCGCGATAGAGCAGCGTCGCTTCAACTTGGAGCAAGCGCGTAGCACCCTGGGAGTCGCCAGGGTGCGCGAACTGCAGGCTGCTATCGGGCAGTTGAACCAGCAATATCGCTTGCTTCGATCGAGCGGAACGCTGTCTACAAGGGAGCTTGCGATTGCCCAGCGGGCGCTCAAAAAGCAGATCGCGGAGACCAAGAGCGAACTCAACTCGCTTGGTGCCGGCTCGCGGCTGTCGAGCATCGGCTCTCTACGCGGGAGCGGTCCAGCGCTGGCGGTTGCGGGTCTCGCAGCCGCAGTAGGTGCTGCAACGGCGAAGCTAGCGAACGGCGCCGATACTGTTGGCCGGCTCGATTCCCGGCTTCGCCTGGCGACCCGCTCGCAGGAAGAGTTCAACACTGCGCAGATCGAACTCGACCGTATCGCGGATGATGTTCAGGGCGACGTCGGCGACCTCATCGGCCTTTATTCGAGGTTGCAGCGCCCGCTTCGGGATGCGGGCATGGATCAGCGGGCCGCCCTCGAAACCGTAGAGGCGGTATCCCTTGGCCTGAAAATCGGTGGAGCCTCTGCCGAGGAGTCGGCGTCGGTCATTACCCAGTTCTCCCAGGCTATTGCCAGTGGCGTCCTGCGGGGCGAAGAGTTCAATACCGTTCTGGAGTCCTCGGATCGAATTGCTGGCGCTCTGGCGGACTCCTTCGGGGTGACTGTTGGCCGGCTTCGTGAGATGGCTGCCGCCGGTGAGTTGACCTCGGAGCAGATCGTTATCGCGCTGAGGAAGGAACTTCCGAAGCTCCGCGAGGAGATGGCTTCGTTTGCGCCGGAGATCGGCGCGGGGTTGAACCGGATCTTTTCCGAAACCCAGAAATATTGGGGGCGCAGAGCGAAGGAAACAGGCATCGTCGACTGGGTTGCGAACCAGTTGAACGATGTTGCCAAGGGGATCAACACGGCGAATACGCTGGTGAAAAAGGGCGAGGGCAGCCTCACGGCCACCCTCGCCGCCGAGAAGGCGCGTCAAGAGCAGATCGTGAAGCGCCAGAACGATGCCCTGAAGCGGGCTCGGGATCAGAACGTCGCTGATCTCCAGTCTGAGGTTGTTCGGACCAAGGCCCTACTTGAGCAGTCCACCAAGAACCTCAACGACGCGCTTTCGCGCCAGGCAGATGTCCGCAAGGAGTTTGCCGACCTGGTGAAGGGCATCCAGGCGACGCCCACCTCCGGAACGCAGACCTTCGGTGATGCCACTGCGGCCCAGGCCTCGGCTCGCAACGCGCTGACCGCCGGCAACAACCAAAAGGCGATCGAGGAGGCGCGCCGCGCGCTGCAGATCCTTCAGCAACTGAAGGACGCTGGCGCGAACAGCTATGGCTTCGAAGGCGTGGCCAAAGAGGTGGAGCGCATCGCCAACAAGGCCGCAGAGGTCGAGGCTGGTAATGCCAAGGCTGCGGATGACGTCAACCGCCTGAACCTGGCCGACCTCGAGGAGCGCATCAAGGCTGTGCAAAACGTCGAGGTGTCGTTCGGAATGGACTTCGAAAGCGCGGAGACCTTGAAGCAACAGGTCGCCGACATCGCCGCCGGCCTGGCTGAGCAACTCGTGATACCTATCACGCTGGTTCCGCCTCCGGAGATGGGCTTGCCTGGCGTGCCCAGCGTCACCCCCAAGATACCCGGGTTTGCCACTGGTACGCAGAGCGCTCCCCCTGGTATGGCGTGGGTTGGGGAGCGTGGGCCGGAGTTGATGATGATGCGCGGAGGAGAGCGCATCTTCAACGCGGTGCAGTCGCTGCAGATGTCGCAGAGGTATCAACGAACTCTTCCCGAGATACCCGAGATTCCGACCGCGGCGCTTCAGCAGGCGAATCCGCTGGCAGCCATGCAAAACCTGGGATCGCTGACCCTCAACCTGGGTGGAGACGATGCCGGTTTCACCGTTTTCGGGACACACGACACGCTCCGAGATATACGCAAGGCCGCCTCGAAGTTCGGGCGGACGCGCCCAAAATGACCAAGCCCGCCTCGCGCGGGCTTTTTTATGGAGTTGGGAATGATCATTCCGAACGTGATGCTCGGGGGAATACCGATCGTGCTACACGGTGGCGCCCCGCAGTGTCAGTACCAGGCTGTAGATGGCGGCGTCGAGCGATTGAGGCTCAGCGGAGGTGCGGCAGTACAGATGACACACTGGCGCAAGACGGCAATCACCATCAGCGGTTCAGGATGGATCGGCACAGGGATGCTTGGACTCGACTTCGACAACCCGCTGGAGCTGCGATGCAATGCGTCGCTTGGCATCTCGGGTCGTACTGCCGCCGACCGAGTATTCACCATCCCGGGCGAGGTTCGGCCGGACGCCGGTCCATGGGGGCTGGCGCTGGTCGGTCGTGAGTGGGTCAGAACGGACGTCTCGTCTGCCGGCCAGGTGGTAACTGTGTCGGAGATCCCGGGCGCGCAACTCTACCGCGTAGAGTGGTGGCCGCTGTTCCACGTCTTCGCGTCGGTCCCTCCTGAAGCGCTTGATTCTTCGAACAACAGCCGGACCTGGCAAATTGTCGCTGAGGAAATCTGATGCTCAACGGTGGACCGCTCAATAGCGCTGCGCTGAACTCGGCCGCTCAATCCGTTGTGCCTGGTCCTGAGCCGATCATCCCAGGCTACGCTTTCACATGGCGAGCAATCGTGCGTGTTGGCGATGACGACGTTACACCGCTCCTGACTGGGGAGATCGAGGTCGATCGTGAAGAGGGGGCGGCTGGCGTCGCTTCCTTTTCGATCTATCTCGGCGACGGCCCTGTTGTCCCTACGGACTGGATTGGTCGAACCGTAACCATCGACTACGCAACGGAGACCGCCGGCGAGCTGAGTCAGGGCCGGCGGTTTACGGGAAGGGTTACGCAGCCAGCCTGGAATCCTGTTCGGCGCGTCCTGGACGTCAGTTGCACGGACCAGTTGCAGCAGCGTGTAGAGGCCATGGAGATTGCGGCCGTCGACGCCCTGGTCGGCGGCGCCTGGTCCGCCGATGTGTTCGAGCCGGTCGATGGGCGCTCGCGGTGGGACTACGCCCAGGAGCGTTTGACCAGCGTTACCGGGAGCTTGGACTGTTCGCCATATGGTGCTCTCCGCGTCACGTCATGGCTTTCGGTGGTTCCTGCCTTCGAGTTCGGCCAAGGCTCTACGGTATACGGATCGCTTACGGTCGAGTTGGCCGACCTGAGTTCGCAGACGAACAGGATCGAGATCGAGTGCGACTACCGATTCAGCCGGCTCTGGCAGTTGAACGCCTCGTATGGTTGGCAGCACCCCGGCACGGGTAACGCGGTCGGCGAGGCGGGGTTCTGTAATTGGCGCGGCGACGACACCGAGTTACCGGATGTCGAGATGATCACCTCGGCGACCGAGAGCAGCGGCCAGACGTTGTTCTATGCGACCTGGTATCCACTGCCGCCCACGGGCGTCTACTGCAATCCGCCGGCGGCATGGGTAAACAACTTCACCGAGCTGCTGCTCGGCGGAAATTGGATTGCTGGCCGGCGCTGGGTGCAGTCCGTTACAGAGCGCTATCGGTTGGTCATTGAGGTTCAGCCGAGCGTGGCGGCGACCGGTCCGATTGTCGGTCGGCAGCGTGCCTCGTTCGAGATCGAGTCGGACAGGGCCGAGCGCTGGGAAAGCGACCCGATCACCGGCGGCAGCACCGGCTACGACGACGAGAAGGATGGCAGCCGGCGTTTGTCCGCGCTGAACTGCTTGTTGGCCCAGGGAGCAACGACACTCATCGCCGCGCACCGTGGGACGACTGTGACGTGGGACGTGCCCACCAGCATGGTTCTACCGATCGACCTAGTGCATACGCTCCGCCTCGATGATCAGGGGGCGCGCGCGGTGGGCAAGTGTCGACGCATTGTCGACCGGCTCGACCTCGCATCCGGAAGCGCCCTGACCACGATCTCTATCGCGGTGATGCGAGGCGGGGGCGGCGCAGCAGACCCCCTTGTTCCTCCTGCTGGCTCGTCCGATCCCGTCAGTCCACCGTCGGGCGGCGGACAACTCACGACGCAGCTCGGGGGCCGCAACGGCAGTCCCGCGTATGACGATGAGGCGGATGGTTTCTCGGGAAACTGGAGCAACCGCGATCCCGGCGCTGAGTTGTTCCCGCGGCGCTTCTCGTTGACCGCAAACGACATTCCGGAGACCTACCGGGACGAGCATGCGCCGGAGCTCGCGGCCACCTACCGGGTATCCGTGCCTGACGACTTACTGGAGATGTAGCGATGGCGAGAGCCTGGATCAACAACTGGAAGACGACGCTGAGCGCCGGCTTGGCGCCTGGCGCCACTAGCCTGACGGTTCCGGATGCCGCCGCCGCGTTACTGCCTCTCTCCGGCGGTAGCTGGGTTCTGTTGACGCTGGCGGATGACGCTGGCGCGCAGCATGAAATCGTGAAGGCAACCGTCCGCGCGGGCGGTGTGCTGACGATTGAGCGCCGACAGGAAGGAACAACTGATGGCAACTGGCCGGCGGGAACGGCGATCTATGCAGCCGTCACGGCCGGCGATCTCATGGCACTGCAAGCGCGAATCGCGGCCTTGGAGGGCGGCACTCCCGACGGAGCCCTGGTCGATGCGAGTGGTTCGGCTCTCGTCGATGGCGCCGGAAACAACCTGATCATGGAGAACATTTGATGGCAACTGTTACGCACGTCCTGTCCGGTGCTGGCGCTCCACCCTCGGCCCCGCCCAGCGTGGGCGCTCATTACGTAAACACGACAAACGGTGACCAATACCTTGCCAAGGGCACGGCCTCTGCGGCGGATTGGGTGAAGCAGGGCGGCGGCGGTGGAAGCGCTCCCTCCGAAGTACTGCACATAACTGGCGCGGGCAATTTCTCGCTTGGGCCGCAGCACGCAGTTGTCGAGGCGCCTCTGAATAACATTCCTGAGAACGAGATCGGGGCTGTCGATATCGACACAGCCTCTTCTCGGCAATTTGATTTGCACGTCAAGGGGAACGCAGATTCAGTGTTTTTCGTCGGGACCGCGGGTGGCGTCGATTTGCCGGGTGGGACGTTCATCGTCGGGATGCAGAGGAATTGGGCTTCAACCCGCGAGTATGGATTCCAGATCCGAGGCATAGACCTAGCTGGTGAGGCCTGGGCGCGGGTGTATTACGACGCCGGCGCCGGAACTATGACCATGCTTGTGCTCGCTGACGTGCCAGCGCCGGCATAAGGAGGTGGATCATGGCTCTATCAGATGAGCGCCGCGGTATCGGCGCGAGGAACGAAGCGATCCGTCGCGCCGGCGGCCAACGGGTTGAAGCGGAGCGCCGCGGTGACCAGGGCTTGACCGCGGCGCTCAACCGGCTGATCGAGCCTGAGCGTCAGGCGCGCGCACTGCGCAAGATCGATCCGCGCGGCGCTCTGGATGCCGCGCGCGGCAGGGCCGACTACAACCCCGCAGGCAAGCAGATCGGCGGGGGCGGTGTGTCCTGGCCGTTGGCCGAAACCGACAAGTCGAAGCGCACGGTGGCCGATGAAGAGATCGTGAGCACCGATGGCCTGGTTGTCGTTGTGTTCAAGCGCGTCACCAGCTTCGAGATGCAGGATGGCGGCGAGAATATCGGCCGCATGGAGTTCAAGGCATGAACCAACTGATGCCCTGGGACGGCGAGGTCGTTCGCATGGGCTGGCCGTGGCACGGAAAGATCCGCCAGCCGGACAAGGATCTGGCCGGCTACGTCACCCTGCCGAACGGGGCGACGCGCCCAGCGATCGCGTACTACGGCACCTGGCCGATGAATCATACGCATCTGTTCGACATGGGCCTGCCGGACCAGGACGACCCGCAGGTCGAGGAGCAGGGCGGGAAGTGGTGGGGGCGAACGATCCTCCGAGGCGGAGGCAATTACGACTATCAGTTGTACTACGGCGGCGCGACGACCTCGGCCGAGGGGCAGCCCTATACAGGCGAAGCGCCGTTCAGGGGGCTTCCTCTCTGGTGGGATAGCGACGAGGAACCGCGCCGCCCGCTGTATGTAGATATCTACCTCAATTTGGAGCAGGGCAGCTACTACCTCGATTTTTGGACAAAGGGCGGAACGATTCACGCCCTTCGGAAGAAGATAACGCTTGAGGATGTTGGGCAGGGCGCAGGACAGCCAGAGTGCGCGGTAAAAGATCTGCTCGGGAGCAACTTCGACTACTGGTTTTTCGGTGAAAACGTCAAGCTGGACTACCTGAAGCTGCTGGGGGTCTACCGAAATCGGTTGCTGCTGGGGGTGGTGGTGACACAGGGTGAAGGGATGCGGCAGATTGACCCTCCGCCCGGAACGTCGGTGGTCAGCGGTTCGTCCCCGTCTGGAGCCCCTCAGGGGTTGTATGGTCTCGTCGAGGTGACCATTGCCCCGGATATCCGAGATCCAGAGGCGGATCACAGTCAGACGGTCACAATAGACGTGATCGAGAATCGCCAGGCCGCGCTCGGTAATCCGGTTCATCAGGTGACCGACGAGAGCAGTCAGCCGGGCGATCCCATCGAAACTACGCTCTATCGAGAGGAGTGGAACCAGACCTCCGGGTTGCTGACCGCCTGGTATGACGCTCAGGGCAACATCCATACCGCGCGCTACAACCGACGCCACTATGCACTTAAGGAGTACCGCAACGAGCCAGGCGTGACGACAAGAACAGCGACGGAGCGAAGCAGCGAGGTTGCGCTGTTGAGCGGCTCCGGATCAGTTGTCGACAGCACTGTACTGACAGAGCAGTTCGAGGCGCTCTACATCCCAGGGACAGGACTGCAGATCACTCGGACGGTGAAGTGTACGGGGGAGCCGGATGACGTCACGACTTATACCGACCCAGACCATACGGGTGGCCCGGTGGTTACCCCGCCGACGACGACATTCCCCCCAGGTATGCATATCGTCAACACCGTTGTGACCTACCAGTGGCTGGTGAACGGCGAGAACATGCTGGCCAACCAGGACCAGCATCAGGTGTGGCTCGCCGCGTTGAGCAACAACAGCGCAGCTATCTGCCACATCCGCGATCCCTTCGACTATCCCGAGGGGCAGACCACAACGACCGTCAGCGTTCGCCAGGGGCCGGCCATGCACCTTGGAGGCGTGACCTCTGGAACGGTTACCGACACCCTGACAAAGAGCAAGCCTGCGCATGAGTACCGGCGCGGCTTTTTCTGGGAGCCGGCAGACCGTTGGGTACGAGCCAGTTGCAACCCGATCACCGGAGAGCTCTCTCGCGGCCCGGAGTGCATCCAGTACCTGACCAGTTGGGTTTAGCCCCTCTCACTACATCAAGGAGAAGCCGCATGACGCCGGCCTGTGTACCCCTGCGCGTGGAGCGCGGGGCGACGTTCCGCGACACGATGCGGATCATGCAACCGAGCCTGGTCTACCGGCCGATCACTCAGATCGCGCCGACTGCTCCCGTCCGGCTGACCATCCCTGGGCACGGATTGCCCGTCACGTGGCTGGCCTGGATAGATGGCGTCCAGGGCATGCCCGAACTGAACCGCGCCCGGCTTCGGCAACTGCCTCACCGGGTCGCGTCCATCGACGACAACACCGTCGAGATCAACCTGCTTTCAGCCGTTGGGCTGGCGCCTGTGGGCGGGCAATTGATCTACCAGCCACCCGTTGACCTGGCTGGCGCCGAGGTACGGATGCAGATCCGCGACGCGCCAGGCGGGACTGTGCTGATGACGCTGGCGCTCGGCTCCGGCCTTGAGATCGCTGGCGCCGGAACGATCTCGCGCGAGATATCGGCCTCCGATACCGCGGCGCTGATGTGGTCGTCGGCGGTCTACGACGTGGACGTGACCTACCCGGATGGAACGGTCCATCGCTACTACAGCGGACCGATCACTGTGAGCCGTGGGGGAGGGTGCGATGGATGACGCCGCCGAGCCCTGGGCGCTGGCGATCGAGGTTGATTGCGAGCCGCTTGTGCTCAGCGAGATGCAGGAATACGCAGTCACCGTGACGCCGCCGGCCGATGTGCTGGTCGTTGTGGCTGGTGATCAGGGGCCGCCCGGCAGGGACGGCGTAGATGGCGCCCAGTGGGCACAAAGCGAGTGGTGAACATGGCTCAGATTCGATTTTTCAAAGTGGCAACCCTGCCGGGTACGCTGGAACCCGATTCGTTCTACTTCGTCGAGAACGGCAGCTACTCGGAGTCCTACCTGACGAACAGCGCCGGCGTGGCGCGCTCGATCGGTAACAGCGCGATGATCAACGCGCTGATCAACGAGGCGTTGGCCAGCTTGCCCGGCACCGGCGCGCCGATCCTGTTCGTTGCGGATATCGCTGCACGCGATGCCCTGGAGCCTGAGGGCGCAATCTTCGTTCTGGTTCAAGACGCTTCCGCCGACCCGACAGTCGAATCCGGCGCTGCGCTGTACGCCTGGAACCCTGCGACCAGCGCCTGGCTGAAGGTTGCTGAATACGAAAGCATGGACGTCGAACTCAACTGGGACGCGATCAACGGGCGGCCGACCTCGACGCCGGCGCAGATCGACACTGCCGTTTCCCAGGCGCACACGCACGCGAACAAGTCGACGCTGGACAAGTTCGGTGAGGCTTCTGGCCTGGTGCGCTTCAACGGCCAGCCGATCCCGGCCGAGTGGAATGGGACGGCCTGGTAATGGCCGTCCTCCAGACCCATAAAGTCGTGGCGCAACTGCCCGCGTCGCTGGAGCCGAACGCGATCTACTTCGTCCGGCGCAGCACCGGCTACGACCAGTTCGTGACCAACGGCGCGGGTGTGGTGGTGGCCTATCCGATGAACGTCCGCATTCCTGCGGCTGTGCCGGGCTATCTCGCCGACGGCTCCATGCTGAGGCTCACGATTAACCCTGACGGCCAACTGCCGGTGTACACCGCCGGCGGCGCAATTCTCAACCTGCAGGTGCTTTTCAATGACTGATGTACGCCCGACGAAACTCCAGGCCGACGGAAACGGCTACGGCAGTCTCCGCGAGTTCGCCGACGGCGACACGGTGCCGCTTGCCCTGGGCGGCACTGGCGCTGCAACCGCTGCTGGCGCTCGCACATCTCTTGGGCTTGGGAGTGCTGCGATTAGATCTGCCCTGGGTTCAACTGGGGCTTTGTACTCGCGAGACAGCATCCTTGGCGCGGTTTCGCAGTCGGGCGGGGTGCCGACTGGCGCGGTGATCCAGCGGGGTAGTAATGCGAACGGTGAGTTCGTGCGGTTCGCTGACGGAACACAGATATGCATTCGGCAGATCGCGGGTTCTGGCAGCAATTATCCTGCTGGCGCACATACCGTTCAAATGCCTGCTGCGTTTGTGGGAGGGAGCCTGTTCGGTGGGTCGTTTACATGGATACCGAGCAACAATTGGCCGACGTCGCAGTGTGCAGTTAGGGGAGCATATTACGGAGGTCAGGATGCTACGTTCTATCTGAACGAGGATCTTGGCTCAAACGGGCTTTACATCTTGGTTATAGGGCGGTGGTTCTGATGATCATCACATTGTCACCGTACTATCCGCTGCCCGGAAGCGCCGAGCGCCTGTCGCTGAGCAGGGCTGGTGATGTGCTCACCGTGAGCGGCCAGGCGTTCGATTTCACACCGCTCCCGGAGGGCGGCGAGTTACCGGCCGAGGCTATTGGATCGGAGTGGTTCGCTGGTCCGGTGCTGCGCCGTGCCGGCCGCCTGGAGCTGGGTCTGCGCTTCCCGCTAGCCGATGTTGCCAGCGCTGCCGCTCGCTTCCCTGAACCGTTGCTGATCGATGCCGATGGACCTGTGGAGTTACCGCGATGATCGACTGGAGCCAGGTAAAGACCGCTGAACAGCAGGCGCAAGAGCGCAGGCAGGCTGAGTACGATGCCGCAGCCGCGGCGCGGGCAAATGCCTACCGCCTGGAGAGTGACCCGCTCAAGACCGAGGCCGAGTTCGATGCGATCAAGGCCGGTACCGAGCCGGACTACAGCGCCTGGATCGCCAAGGTCGAGGAGATCAAGGCCAGGTATCCGCTGCCGGACGCGGGCGGCGTGTAGACTACCCATTTTGAATGGGAGCATGACCGTGCTGGTGGTGAGACTCAAGAAAGGGTGGACGCTGAAGCTTGATCGGAAAGTGAACGATGCGAATCGGGCGGGGGTTTGGTCGTTCCATTGCTCCGAGAGCACGTTCGTGCCTGGCATGGATAACTTGCTGCGGCATGCTGCCATTCGTCCGGCTGAGCCGGCAGAAGGGAAGAGCACCGAGGTAGAGGTGGCCATCTGTCGGCCAGGTGATCCGGAGGAGAAGTGGATTCCGGTAGGGAAGGGCGTCGCGGTCTACGAGGCAGAGCGCTGATTGAATGCAAGCGCTTGCATACAAATGCGAACCCCGCCGAGGCGGGGTTCAAGTTGGGCTTCTAGCCCATTGCGATAAGACCGTTTCGATAGGTGCCCATGCAATCACGAATCTGAGTTGGCGCAGAGGAGGTGCGCCTTATGTCTTGAGAGGATGGGATTGCCCCGCTCCTATCCGAACAGGAGATTTGGCGTGAACGACTATTTCGGTCATTTGCACTGGATTTGCCGATCTGCCCAGAAACGTCACGATAGTTAGAGGTCATGTGAATAGCCCGTATGGTTGTGAACCAGTTTTGGCTCATTGAGCATTGCGAATTTCTCGCCTCTCTTGAGCACACCAATGTGGGTTCTTCCTCCAACGGTAGCTACACCGTTGGCGAACCGCTGCATCCCTGACTGCAAGTTCACCAGCAATTCAGCTAGCTCAACTGCATACTGGGTTGGGAGATTTCCAAAGTCAATATCCGCAACGCAATCCCACCAAGGGAGAATCATTTCTCTTTGAGGTGCCTCGAACGTGAATCCTTCTGGGACATTGACACCTGCGGCCCGCAGTTGATCAACCACCGATTGAGCCGCTTGTCGGGTGCGCGATTCGATCTCACGATTTATCACTCCACTGACAGATTCGACAATTCTGCCATCTACGCCAACAAGAAGCCTCTCTACAAAATCAGACTGCCCGCCGAAACACGCGCCTGAACGTGTCTGCCAAAGAAACTGCTCCTCTGCTGTCAAATCTTTGACGAATATCTTGTAAACTTTACTCGTTTCGTCGTCTGCTCCATAGCCACCGACAATAAATTGAACGTCTGGCATGTAGGGCTTCTGCTCTTCTGGGCAGTTCTGGTAATTGACCTGCTTTTCCCACTCCTGACGAACAGCCCCCATAAAGTCCTTTGCGACCCGCTCTACCGTTCGGTAACGACGGTTCTCAGATGCACATAGGCGGCTGAACTTCTTAGCGAAACCTGCAATCGTCACGCCATTTAACGTCGCCATGCCAGCGGTGACGGCCGCGACAGAGGTGTCCTCATCTTCGTAGAGGAGGAACATCTTTTGCGCTCCAGAGAACACGTTGGTGACGAACGGCTGCAAGTACGCAGTGGACACAACCTTCTCTCCTGAAGCATCAATCAACTCTTGACCATTCGCGTCTCTGGCAAAAGTTGCGCCATTTCGAAACGGCAGAATTGCCTGTTCGACGATGCTTGATAGGCTGTCACACCCCAAGACGATTGAGTCATAGGTTGCGATTGCAATGTTAATTGTCAAGGGTGCTCTCCATAGCATGGGCGCGAGAGTATGGCGCCTAGGCGTTTTGCCATCAATCTTTGGTGATGATCGGCTGGGTCTCGACAACGGGCGGGACGTGTACCGCGAAGCCGTTGCGGATTCTGGCCGCTTCCACTCCAAAACGCTACCGTAAGCATTTGATTCTGTTGGCTTGCGGATGTTCTCAAGCGAATTGCTTTTTGATGGTCTTTTTTGTCATAACTAATTGATTTGTATAGGAAAAAGCAAATTCTATCGTGCGTTCCAGGCTTTGATGCCGTAGAGAACGTAGGTCATTGCTTCTCCCGAGGCCCGGGTCTTCCCGGGCCCTGCCGATAGGTCGCCGAAAGGTGATCGCCGGATTATGCCACGTCGTTCCGCCCCTGTGCGGTCTCGGGGCTACCGCGCTCGGGAGCGGCGTGACGGCAGATAGCCGTGGACGGGCGGGCGGACAGGGAGCCGGGCTGTTTCCCTGGCCGGGAACGGAGAGAGCGCAGGTTGAACAGGTCGATTCGGCTCGCTGGAGAGCATCCTTACCGGTACTTTCGGAATGCTCCGGTCCGCGCTGTATAATCCTTCCCCCGCCGAGGAGATTTCCCATGAGTTGCATCGGTCGCCAGATAGACCAATTACGCCTGCAGATACCGGGCTTCGCCTGCAAACCCGGCTGCCACGATTGCTGCGGGCCGGTTACCGCCTCGTCGGAAGAGATGGCCCGCCTGCCGCTGAAGAGCGAGGCCGAACACGACGCCGCCCTGGCCGAGTGGAACTGCGTCCATCTCGGACCGAACGGCTGCGAGGCCTATGAGGAACGTCCGCTGATCTGCCGGCTGTTCGGCACCACGCCGAACCTGCCCTGCCCGGAGGGGCAGGGGCCCGAAGTGCCGGTGGCGGAGCAGGTGGAGCGACAGGTGCATGCGCTGATCGCCAGCACTCGCCAGGTGCTGGTGTAG